ATTTTTAACAGCAACATCTAAATACTCTTTAATTAATGGAACTATTATAGTAGCATCTGATGCGGTACGTATTAATGGCTGCAATTGAGAAATCAATTGATTAATTTGTCTATCTTTCTTTTTAGAATTATGATAGACATCTGACATTAAGTCAGAAAAGCTTTTACCTTTAAATAAATGATCATTAACATCCATAATATGGATTCCTTTTAATATAAATATTAGAAGGGCAAATTCACGAACTCAGTTTGTTCATATTCTAAAAACTTTGTTGAATATATATGTTTTAAGACTTTTATTACCTTAGTAATATTATTAGTCTCTAATCCAGTACGTTCCCTTATAAATACGTATAACGCTTTTTTATTAAATTGCTCAATATTTTCACGATCTTCAAATATATGTAATATAGAATCAGCAACATGAATATCAGTTTGATTAGTAAATATAGAATTTATATTATTATAACAATATTCTACATATGCATCCATAAAATATTTTAAAGTTTCTGCCATTTCTGTGTTATGCATTTCTGTCATAACATTTCTTTGTTCATCAATATTGATTGGCTCTGTAGTCTTTTTTAGTAATGAATAACCTTTTTGATTTTCAGCAATTAAATAATTAAATGAAGTTCTTGTATAATAAGAATACGCTTTACCAGCATTAGGATTAAATTTGTCTAATCTAATTGTTAAATATGTAACTAAATCAGTTTGCAAATCTTTAAAAGATGAATCAATATATTCACATTTCATTTTATTAATAAGATTTTCTGATAATTTCATAAAAGCAGGAAATATAAATCTTCTATATATTTTTTCTTTTAATACTGGATTTTCTGCAGATCTATTATATGCTGATATTGATCCTTCTGTAATTTTAGTCCAATATCTATTTGACTTCTTCTTTTTTCTTCCCATTAAATTCTTTTTCTAAATTATCAATAACATTTTTTAACATTTCAAACGTAGTACCAGCTTCATCATCTTTTTCAAAAGCTCCAACTCTATCAATTTCTTGCATTGCTTTATATGAATTATTTATCTGAGTATACATATATTGACTCATATCTTCTAATTCTTTTGTATATTCTTCTAAATCTGAATAAACTCCAGCTAAAACATATGCTCTATATATAAAATATGCTACAGTACCTGATAGTACTACAATACATAATATTAATGCTGAATTCATAATTAATCTTTATCTTCTTTAAAATCACTAAAAATATCCATTATTGATTTATCAATTTCTGGATTTTGTTCTGCTAAATTTTTAATAGCTGTTTTTTTAGTAGCTTTTGTTTTTGTTGCTACTGGTTTTGGTGAATTATTTTTATATGATCTCCATCTTTCATATTCAATTTGAGATGCCATATGATCTGCATGATGCAATAATAATGGTAAATTAGTTTTTAATTTAGCTTGTGCTGATCTTGCAATAAAATATGGTTTATTAGCATCATCATATATACCATCATGTATTCTAATAGCTTGAAATTCATTCCACGACATTTGAATTTGATATTTTTGAAGTAAGTATATAGAAAGATCTGGTACCATTGAGAATGGAATATTTTCATTATGCTTATACATTCTTCCCATATTTTTTCTATGCCAATCTGATGTTTCTACTTGATATACTTCTCTTCCTTTTCCAGGAAATCCACATTTACCTAAATCATGATGCATTGCAGCAAACATCATTTCTTCTTTAGAATATCCAGACATATCAGATCCCATACTTTCCCAAGAACTATACAATTTTTCCACACAGTCCATAACTCTAAGTACATGATCTATATATCCTCCTGCAAACGCATTATGATAATGTGCAACTGATGAAGCTGGCATCATGACTATTCTATCTTCATAGTCATCATATAACTTATTTAATTTATCTGCTCTATCAGAAAATAAAGTATTAACTCTATTCTTATATTCGTCCCAATTGGATTTAATTTTTTCTGCTTCTAACATATTTTTATTTATATTATAATAAATTATTTGGAATATTCCAATATACCTTCTGCCATTTTAAATGTACATAAAGAGCATATAACAGATAAAGAGGTTGACGCAACTTGTACCATATTAGTACAATTTTTACATCTACATTGTAACATTTTTGTCGTTTTACTTTTTTTAATTGATTTTTTCATTTATTTTAATTTTAATATAACATTAACTGTTGAATATAATATTCCTACCAGTATTGCAACAGCAAACATTATTTGGTTAGGTATTTCATTTTTAGTTGCTAATATAAACCCACTTAAAAATATTAGTTTTAAAAATAAGCTAGCATATATTATAGAGTAACCTATATTATTAAATTTTTTAAATATTTTTATTAGTAAATTTGTTAAGGTAACAAGAAATATTGATCCCGTTGCTCCATACATAATTGATATTATCATGATTATTTATTTTTATGTGATATGTTGTCCCGTTGCACGTTTTGGAGGAGATTCTTTTATTTCTTCTTCATAATGCAATCCTTCATTTCCATTTTGGCCAATTACATCCATTCTTTTATTTATTTCTTCTTCATCCCATTCTGTAGCATCTGAAGGATGAGGTGGTCTAAATGCGTCTTTATTAACAGTTTTTCCATATATATTTTTCTTAGTTGTTAATGACTTTATATCAAACGCTTTATTTGCAGCAATTAATAATACTATTGCTAGCGGATCAAATACAAATATGAATATTAATATAAACCAATTGACTACTTGATTCATTGGCTTTTCCATTAATTCAGAAACATATTTTAATGGGCCGATTTCGTTAGCTACTTCTGAATTTGATTCTAAATCTAAAACTTGAAGATCTAATTTTGTTATCGAATCTGTTAATGATTCAATTTTAATAGAAACAATGTTTCTTTGATCTTTAAAATCATTTAATTGTGTTTGTAATACTTTTCTTGTTTTACTTGAAGTTGATGTAATAATTTGATTAGTTTCTTTATCTCTCCATTGAACTTTATTATTTGAAAGTCCTTTTGTTAATTCAGTTATTGATTCAGCTAACTGATTTTTTTCAGATGTATATCCATTTAATTGTTCTGTATATCTAGATTTCTTCATTTCAATAACTGAAACTTCTTTGTTAATAATAAACAATTCGTTTGCAGTTGTTTGATATGCAGAAGTTAAAAATCCATATATACCTAATGATGTTATAAACATTAAAATTATAACAGCACTAGTTAAATATGTTTTAAATAAGATATTAAGGTGTTTCCAATATCGATGCAAATAAGTTGCAGTTATTAGTTTAGAAGCTTCTAATGCTCCTGCCATTATGGCAACAGCTATAGCTTGAGCTGAAAATAACTTACTTATTCCAAATACACTATAATATGCTGCACTTACTGCTAATGTTAGTGATGATATTAGTACCACATATGGAAAAGATTGTTTCATTCCCTGTCGATAAAATATTTTGCAGAATCTAATTTTCTTAATGCTTCAGCTAAATTTGTTATTGCTGAGCGAGGATCTATTTTTCCAGTTTCAATACCTCTACCAACTGATTTAATGATTTCATATGTATCAGTTAAATCATCGGTTATTTTTTCTTTATATTTGAGATTACTCATAACTATTTCTTTCTTATTTTTTAAATGCTAATAAAAATTCTCTAACAGCAAAACCAAATGCTATACCAGAATAAAATACATTTTTGTCTAATAACAATAAAACACCTATACCACCTATAGCAGCAGCTTTAAACCAAGATGAATTTACTATGTCTTTAATTTTTTTCATAATTTACTTTCTTTTATATAAATATTGGTAAAGTTAAATATTGGTATATTTATTAATATATTATAATGAAAATATTTGAAAACCCCAAATCATGATCAAATTAAAAAATTTATTAAAAGAGCAATCACAAAAGATTTTAAAAAAAGGAAGTCGTGGTGATGATGTTAAAGCTCTACAACAAAAACTAATTAAATTAAAATTTTTAGAACCAAAAACTGCTTCAGGAAAAAATGCAGATGATGGTATTTTTGGTTCTGGTACTAAAGCAGCAGTTATAAAGTTCCAAAAAAGTGCATTCCCAGGACAATCTAAAGAACATGATGGTGTAGCTGGATATAAAACATTAACAGGATTAAATGCAGTATCAACACAAACATCTGAACCAGAAGATAGTAAAGAAGAACCAAAAGAACTACCATTTACTCAATATCGTAATGAAGAAAATGCTAATATAATAGTTACAAAGTTATTTAAAGCAAGCAGAGGTGTAGGAACAGATGAAAAGGCTCTTCGATATGCTATACGACAAATTAAAAATAAAACAACTTACGATCAAGTTAATATAATATTAAAAGCATATCAAAAAGTAGCTAAAAAAAGTCCGCCAAATCAACAATTTAGGTTAGGTAATAATCGTCCAGAACTTAATACAGATTGGTCAAAAGATTATGGATCTATAGAAGATATTTTAAATGGGGAATATGGTTGGTTTGATGCCGAAGATAAGCAATTATCATATAATATCTTAAATAAGATTAAAGATAAAGGCGATGCATATGGCGTAGATACAGATCAAAATTTAAATCTAGGTCCAATAGCGTGGTTTAAGACAAAAGTATCTGGTAAATTAAGAAATTTATTATTTAAAATTGCTCCACAAGTAGCTCAATATTTAATGCCAAAAACAATGACAAATGTTGATTTTACAGATGAAGATAGAAAATTTCTAGGAAATGTTATTAACAATGCTATAAAAAGAGGAGCAAATCCAAAATATGGAGCAATTGGATATGAAGATTATTCTCCAGCTATACAAAAATTATTAGAAGGTGGAATGACTGAACCTACTTCTTGGATAAAATTATTAGGAGGCATAGTTAAAAATGATGCATCTATTACTGGTGGTGTTAAGGGATTTCAATTTGCTACATTGTTAGGTAGATTTACATTTAAGAAAAAACCAGATGGTAAGTTTAAAATAGAACCTGATACATATGATTTTTCAAAAGGAATTTCTATTACAAACAATGTTTTAATTGATGAACTACAAGGTTTAACATGGCCTGAAAGTATTAAATATATAATGCAAAAAAATACAAATCTTCAAGGAAGCAAAGGTGTTTATCAAGCTATTAGACATATAGGTCATGTAGAGAATCCTCAAGGTGGAACTAGACCAGATGGTTCTGAATTAGCTTCAATTAGTTTAGATAATATAGAAGTAAGTTAAGATTTAAAAATTTTAAACGATATTTGTAGAGTTCTTATACAAACTAATAATATTGTAACAATAGGCCAAATTATACAAAAAATCCATGCATTTATCTCATAATATGATAAATCTAATATATTTGCTAAATTAATAACAAAATCTGTACAATAAGTATAAATACTAATAATAAATTCTATTAATTCTTTCATAATGTTTTATTTTAAAATGATAAACAAACTCGTATAAACATATATAACATCCATAATGGCCATAATAAAACTAAAAATATTATATTATTTATTGCATAAAAGCTAGAACCACCTGTATATAATAAACTGATTATTTTATCATATATGATATCAATTTTTTTGATGCTTTGATGTTTAATATGATGTTTTTCACACAATGATGTATTATGATGACATGACCATGTACATTTTTCTTTTGTAAATGAATGCGGATTATGAGTTTTTACATTATATCCAAATATTGTTTTAGTTGATGATTTTTCATATACAGTCTCATTAACAATTAACATAATAATATATGGAAATAATAATATAGATATAATAAAAATCACTTTTTTCATTTTTTTCTTTATAATAAGAAATATATATGAAAAATCCAACCTTTAAATAAATTTTCTTAAGAAATCTTTTTGTTTATCAATAGCATCTTCTAATTCAATGTTTCTAACTGTTGCTTTGCTCGTTTTACTTGAAGTGCTGTTGTCTGCATTGCCATTCCTAGAACTATTCTTTGACTTAAATCCAGATCTTGTATCTGATATTGTATTGCTACTAGATCCAGAAACTCGTTTCCTTGTTTTATTATCATTTCGTTCCGAAGTTTTTTTATTTCTGGCTGTTGCATTATTTTGCTGATTCTTTGAGGCTTCGTAATCGATGGTTCCGGCGTAGTAACTTGAGTGCTCTTTAATTTGAAGGCCACAAGGATATGAGTAACCATTTCCTTGAACCATATAACTAACTGTTTCATTGAATTTTTGTATTTTTGTTATATAACCCCATCCATTATCTCCCAGAAATTCGTATTTAACACGATCTCCTACTTTGAATTGAGCTTTTTTAAATTTTTCTTGTATATATTTTGGAAACTTTTGTTTTTTCATTCTTCTACAATTTCAGCATCGATAATTTCTATTAAAAACCACAAGTAACCATCTTTTCGTAAAACTACATCATGATCTATAATTGATTTCCAATATTCGATATTCTCATCTGGAACTTCTCGAACTAGTCTTCGAATATTAAAACGTCTATTTTGATATTCAATTGTTGGTTGAATATATAGAGAATTGGTAGGTCTCATTATAACTTATTTTATAACTATTTGTTTTGGTGCTCTGTCTTTTGCATATGGAATACTAATAATTAGTAACCCTTTAGCCATACTAGCTTCTGCTTTAGATAAATCTAATTCCTTAGATATTTTCCAAGCAAAATCAAAGTTCCGGTTTGCTATTCCTTTATGAATAAAGTCTCGTTGTTCTTCAACGTCTTTTTGATATTTTATTCTTAAGGTTTCGCCTTCTGTTAATATTTCAATGTCTGATTTGTCTTTTCCTACTGCAGCAATTTCAAACTGTATTCCTTTATCCGTTGTATATATATCAACTGGATAATTCATTTTATTTGTTATTACTGGTAGATATGATGATTTTTGATCGAATAAGTTTTTCCAAACTAAATCAAAATCGTTGTATAGAAATGTTTCTTTAAAATTTGTCATTTTAAACCTCCTGTGTTTATTGGTTGCTTTAGCTAACCGTTTATTTATATTATTTAAAATTGAGACCTACCGTATCTCAACTATAACATAATGGATCCATTGTACCAATTATGTTATATACTCTTAAATATCGAGCAATCTTATTTTTCTTAAATATTTTTTCAGATTCAATATCTCTTTTTAGTAAATATCCTGAATCTATACATTTATTTCTGATATGTCTAACAGCTTTTAAACTATTTGACTCAATTAAAACATTGTCAGTATCAATCATGATATCAACTCTATCTTGTCCATCTAGATGATAACTATCAAACTCAAATTCTTGATCTTGTGCATCTAAGTCATTAAAAAACTCATTTAATCCATTAGATAATTGTATTGGATCAATATCTTGTTTTTTTGTTTCCATATCATAGATTTCAATTAAATATTGAATTTTTTC